CCGAAGGTAGAAAAGATGTTGTAGCATTTATCTCACCTGCGAGAGCAGATATAGTAAATGTATCAGATCCAATATCACAAACAGCAAATGTTAAAGCTTTTGCAGACGGACTTTCAAGTTCTTCTTACGCTGTCATTGATAGTGGTTATAAGTATATGTACGACAAGTACAATGACATATACAGATATGTACCATTATGCGGTGATATCGCAGGATTAGCTGCAAGAACAGATATCGTTGCAGACCCTTGGTATTCACCTGCTGGATTCAGTAGAGGACAAATCAGAGGTGCTGTAAAATTAGCATTTAACCCTAACCAGACACAACGAGATGAATTGTATAAAGCAAGAGTAAATCCTGTTGTAACATTCCCTGGTCAAGGTACATTGTTATTTGGAGATAAAACAGCATTGTCTAAACCAAGTGCGTTTAACAGAATAAATGTAAGACGTTTATTCATAACTATGGAAAAAGCAGTATCAACAGCAGCTAAATTCCAACTCTTTGAGTTCAATGATGAGTTCACTAGAGCACAATTTAGAAACTTGATTGAGCCGTTCCTTAGAGACGTACAAGGTAGACGTGGTATTACAGACTTCTCAGTAGTCTGTGATGAAACAAACAACACAGCGGAAGTAATTGACAGAAACGAATTTGTGGCTGATATCTTTATCAAACCAAATCGTTCAATTAACTTCATCAAACTAAACTTTATCGCTACAAGAAGTGGTGTATCGTTTAGTGAAGTCGCTGGGGCATAGGAGGTAAAACATGGCTAATATAACAGATTTTGTCTCTAAACTAAAAGGTGGAGGAGCTAGAAACAATCAGTTTAAAGTTACTCTTCCGTTCCCTGGTTACGCAGCTGTTGGTGGTGAAACAGAAGCAATGGCATTTTTATGTACTGCTACTAATTTACCCCAAAGTGAACTTGGTGAATTAACTGTAAACTTCCGTGGTAGACCTATCTACATGGCAGGTGATAGAACATTCCAAACTTGGACTACTACTATCATTAATGATACTGATTTCTTAATCAGAAATGCTATTGAGAGATGGTCAAATGGTATAAACAACCATTCAGATAACGAAGGACTTGTAAATCCTGTTGACTATCAAGTGGACGCATTTGTTGATCACTTAGATAGAAACGGTAACACAATCAAGTCTTACACTTTCAGAGGTATGTATCCTACTATAATAGGTCAAGTTGATCTAACTATGGAACAGGCAACAACACTTGAAACATTTGAATGTACTTGGAGATACCAATACTGGGAATCAAACACTACAACATAAAGTTGAAATAGGGCGTCTTTCGAGGCGCCCTAAATAATATAGTATAAAGGAGAAAAGTAGTGGCAGAAATATTTGGTTTCGAAATCAAACGAAAAGAGACTAAACCTAATAGTCAACAATTTACCGCACCATCAAGCGATGACGGTACACAGACTATTATGGGTGGTGGTCACTTTGGGACCTATCTTGATATCGAAGGAAAAGTAAATAATGAATCGGACTTAATTAGACGATATAGAGAAATTGCTATGCACCCAGAGTGTGATATGGCAATTGAAGATATCATCAATGAATCCGTGGTTGTAGATGATAACCAAGAGGTTGTTCGTCTAAACTTAAATAAGGTTCCGTTCTCATCACAAGTTAAAAAAAGAATAGCAGACGAATTTAAAAACATAATAAGTTTATTAGAGTTTGAACAAAAAGGTCATGACATATTCAGACGTTGGTATGTTGATGGTCGTATAGTATATCATAAATTAATAGATCCTAAAAATACAAAGTTAGGTCTTACAGAATTAAGATATATTGATCCAAGAAAAATTAAAAAAGTAAGAGCAGCTAAACAAAAACCAGGTAATGAGTTTGCACCAAAAGATCCAAAAAGACCTCAAGCCGTTGAATTTGATGAATTTTTTATCTACAACGAAAAAGGTGTACAACCTGGTGCAAGTGCAACAACAGGACTAAAGATAACTAAAGACGCTATCGCATATTGTCCTAGTGGTTTAGTAGATCAACAAAAGAATTTAATATTGTCTTATTTACATAAGGCAATCAAACCAGTTAATCAGCTGCGAATGATTGAAGATAGTGTTGTTATCTATCGTATATCAAGAGCACCTGAAAGAAGAATTTTTTACATTGATGTAGGTAACTTACCTAAAGTAAAAGCAGAGCAGTACCTAAAAGATGTAATGAATAGATACAGAAACAAACTTGTATATGACGCAAGTACAGGTGAGATACGAGATGATAGACAGTATATGTCTATGCTTGAAGACTTCTGGCTACCAAGACGAGAAGGTGGTAGAGGTACAGAGATCACTACTTTACCAGGTGGTTCAAATCTTGGTGAGATAGATGACATTAAGTATTTTCAAAAGAAATTGTTTCAATCATTGAATGTACCATACAGCAGACTTGATAGTGAAGCGTCTGGTGGTTTACAATTAGGTCGTTCAACAGAGGTAAGTAGAGATGAAATTAAATTTACTAAGTTTGTTTCTAGATTAAGAAATAGATTTAATGTTTTATTCCATGACTTACTTAAAACACAGCTAGTTCTCAAAGGTATTGTAACTATCGAGGATTGGGAAACAACACTAAGTCAAACAATTAAATACGAATATGTAAACGATGGTTATTTCGCTGAAATAAAAGAAAGTGAAATGTTTAAAGATCGTATGGAAACATATCGTAACGTTAAGGATTCTGGTATGTTAGGTACAGTATTATCAAGAGACTATATGATGAAACGAATACTTAAAATGTCAGAGGCCGAAGTTATAGAACAACAAGAAAAAATAAAAACAGAAATTGAAGCTGGATTATATCAAGGTCCAGGTGATGAAGGAGACATGTAATGAGTATAGATGATACAAAAGCAATGGTAGACGCTTTAGATAATGGTGATACTATTGAAGCAGAAAAAAGTATTAAGGCTGCATTAGCAGACAAAGTTGGTAGTGAGTTAGACGCAAAGAGAAAAGACTTGGCGGGCACTATCATGAACAAAGAACCTGAGGAAAAAGATGGCGCTGACGCTGAACCAGTTGAGATTGACAATTAAAGAGAAAGACGAACACAAACGTTCTCTTAATTATCGTAAATTGGCGCCTAAGGCCAAGAAGGCAGTAGATGATGTTTTCGGCATGATGTCGAAGACACCACAAAAAGTATTAACTATGTTTCCAAGAATACTACAACAGGTGGCAAAGAAACATAGAATACAACCAAAGGATATTGAAACCTATTTCGAAAAAGAAACAGGTCTAACCATATAAAGGAGAGTAAAAATGGCAATAGTAAACGAAAGAAATTTAGTAGATAGTCAAACAAGAACAGTTAAAATGTTTGAGATTAATAATGCTACTAATTCAAATGTAGTGTGTATTGACGCAAGTACATTAAAAGGACATTCGTCTAATCCAACACTAGACATAAGAAGTATTAAATGGAATACAACAGCAGCAACAAGTGATATATCAATATTATTTGACGCAACATCTAATGACCACGCAATATCATTACACGGTAGTGGTGAGTATGGGTTTCATGGAAAACAACCAATGATAACAAACCCAGAAAGTTCTGGCGTAACAGGTGATATTCTTATCACTAATTCAAGTGCGGCAACTGGTACAATCATAATTGAAGTTCAAAAATCAAAGGGTTATACTAATTCTGGTCAAACTAGATAAATAGAATAAAGGGGAAATACGCAACATGAAACTTATTAGAGAAGAAATAAACGAGGCACAATATATCGTTGAAGCCGATGAAAGCGGTAAAAAGTCTCATAAAATCAAAGGTATTTTCATGCAGGCAAACATTAAGAACAGAAATGGTCGTGTTTACCCACAGGAAGTATTGGAGAAAGAAGTTAATAGGTACAATAAAGAATTTGTACAGCGCAAAAGAGCATTTGGTGAGTTAGGACATCCTGACGGACCAACTGTTAATCTAGAAAGAGTATCACATATCATAACTAAACTAGAAGGTGATGGTAAAGGTAATTATATCGGCGAAGCAAAGATTACTGAAACACCTTATGGTAAGATAGTAAAATCTCTTATAGATGAAGGCGCACAATTAGGTGTTTCTTCTAGAGGCATGGGTTCTCTAGAGAATAAAGGCGGTACTAACTATGTAAAAAGTGATTTTTACCTAGCGACTGCAGCTGATATAGTCGCAGATCCATCTGCTCCACAAGCATTCGTAAACGGTGTTATGGAAGGAAAAGAATGGGTTTGGGACAACGGAATCATCAAAGAGCAAGATGTTTCTGAAATTAAAGAACAAATTGAGCGTGAAACTAGAGAGCGTAAGGCAGTAGCAGAAGCAGTAGCTTTTGATAGGTTCTTACAGAAACTCACGAAATAATAAATAGTTATACGCAAAAATTTGATATCAAATTAGGAGAGTAAATACAAATGGCTGAAGAAATCAAAAACGAACAAGAAATCGTTTCTGAAGCTCCTAAGGGCGCAGACGCTCCAAAAGCGGGGGCTGGTAAAGCAGACCCAATGCAAAAGGGTGGCGACTATGAGGATCTTGGTCCAGCAGTAACTT